CCTGTATACTGATGAGAACCCAAAAGGAACCATACGAGGTCTTAAATTTGCTACTGTCAAAGACGCTGAAGCATCTGTCCGTAAAATTAGAGCGTCTGGAAGAACACATGCTCATAAGACACAAGCGGCGATTGCTATGGAACAACGTGCTAGAGCGGCAGGTAAGAAGGCCGCTGCGGCAGTGTATCGACAGTTTATTGAAGCCCAAAAGCGAAAGACAAAGCAACGTGCATCCAGTCGAGCGTGACATCCGCACGTGGTCTAGAGACTTTTTAGAGATACCCAATGCTAAACTAAATGGTCTACCACCCTGCCCCTATGCTAGAAAAGCATGGGCCGATGACAAGGTAGTGTTTAGTATTAACACAGGTATAGACGGATTACTGAATGCCATCCGTGAGTTTGATAGCCATGACTATGATATCGTAGTCTGGGCTGAAGAAGATTTGCCAGACATGGAATACCTTGATGGTGTATGTGATGGCATGAATGAGTTGATGTCAATAGCTGGTATTGATTTGCACCTTATGGTGTTCCACCCCGACTATGACGCAACAGAAGCTGGTCTTGAGTTTCTTGTCGATGATGAGGTAACGGATGACAGCTTGTCCTACTGTATGGTCTTTGTGCAGAAACTTTCTAAACTGGACGATGCAGCTTTGTATCTGGAAAAGTCAAATTATTACGAATATTTTCCAGAAGACGTTTATGATGCTCTAGTGCTTGACAGAAGGAGATTGAGAAATGCCAATGCACGGTAAAGCTAAAATGGCTAAGAAGAAAATGCGCGGTGGTGGAATGACCAAGATGCGTGGTGGCGGCATGTCCAAAAAGAAAATGATGATGGGCGGCATGACCAAGAAGAAAAAAATGATGCGCGGCGGTATGGCTAAAAAGAAGAAGTAATGCCATATGTTGCAAATTCGGAAATACATGGACTTGGTGTTTTCGCAGATAGGGACTATGCTCAAGGAGATACAATTGAGTTGTGTCCTTATCTGGTCGCGGATTATACTGACGTGGGAGATGAGTGTGTCCTCCATGACTACATGTTTCACACGCCTTATGTTGATACCGAAGAATATTATATTCCACTTGGGTTCGCTATGGTCTATAATCACAGCGCAAGTCCAAACGCTGAGTGGGACATTGAAGAAGAAGATGAACGCTTTGTTAAGTTTTATGCGCTTAAAGAAATAAAGCAAGGCGAAGAAATACTACACGACTACGGCGAAGATTACTGGGAAAGCAGAGATGCCGAAACTAACTGATGGCTCTAAATTTTTTACAGATGTAACGGCACTGTCATCGACTAATGATACAGACTGTTATGTTGTGCCTAAAAATTTTTCTGCGAGGATTAGTAATCTACTAATTATAAACAATGATAGCAGTAGCAGAAATTTTACGGTGAAGTATTATGAAAAAACGTCTAATACTACTCACACTCTGCACAGTTCTCATGCTTTGGCCGCTACAAGCAGCGTAAGTATTTTTACAAACGATAGTCCTTTGTTTGTACATGCAGAGGATAAAGTTATCGTAGANGCTGGCACAGCCGATACTCTTGTTGTTGCAGTTGTGGCCGAAGAATTTTTTAATCCAAATAAATAGGAGAGGAGATATGCCACTTACACCTAAAGGTAAAAAGATACAAGCTGCAATGAAAAAACAGTATGGGAGTAGGAAAGGTGTACAAGTCTTCAATGCTGCCGCAAACAAAGGCACGGTCAAAGGCGTCAAAAAGAAAACCGCATCGGCTGGCACGAAAAAAAAATCGCCTAGAACGCTTAAACTTGCGCCGGGTGGTGCGGCAAAGAGCAAGAGTCGAGTTAATGAAGCTGGCAACTACACTAAGCCAGGAATGAGAAAGAGACAATTCCAGCGCATCAAGGCTGGAAGCAAAGGTGGCAGACCAGGACAATGGTCAGCACGAAAAGCGCAAATGCTTGCGTCGGCATATAAAAAGGCAGGAGGCGGCTACCGCAGCTAACCATGATTCACGTTTTTCTCCTGTTTGTGTATATAGGCACAGGGGAGAACGAGAGACTGGTCAGCAAAGACATGTACTTTCGTGACTTGAACGAATGTGTCTGGTTTGCACAGACATTACATAAGCAGGGCCAAAAGGTGACTGCATACTGTTTACCGAAGATGGTAAGTAAAGATACGAAGGTGTACTGATGCTGGCAGAACTAGCGGCGGCAAATGCGGCCTTTCAAGTTATCAAACAAGCCGTATCTAACGGTAAAGACATAGCTGCTGCAGGTAGTGCAATCGCTAAGTTTGTTGGCGCGAAGCAAGACCTAGAACGTAAGTCACTTAAAAAAGGTGGTGGCTCTGACCTCGAAGAGTTCATGGCTCTTGAGCAGATACGTGAACAAGAAGAGCAGCTAAAGCAGATTATGATATACACAGGTCGCCCCGGTCTGTGGCACGATTGGCAGAGGTTTCAAGCAAAGGCTCGTGTAGCCAGAAAAGAAGCAGAAGAAGCAGCACGACGTAAACGCAAGCAGATGTTTGAAATAGCTGTCGTTACTTTTTTACTTATTGTAGGTTTGACTATTCTAGCTTGCATTGTATTGTTGATACTACACGGACAAGGACGACTATAATGTCACTAAAAAAGTCACAGCAAAGTCTAAAGTCATGGACAAAGCAGAAGTGGCGCACAAAATCTGGCAAGCCTAGCGCAAAGACTGGTGAAAGATATTTGCCAGAAAAAGCAATAAAGTCCTTGACAAGTGCCGAATATGCTGCTACAACTAAAGCGAAAAGAGAAGGCACACGAAAGGGAAAGCAGTTTGTACGCCAGCCTAAATCTATTGCTAAAAAGACTGCACGATTTCGCAGAGGCGGGTAATGACCCACGCGACGTGCGCTTGGCTGACATGGAGCCTGATGTAGAACAACGTGTGTATTTGATTAAGAAAAAGTTATGGGAAATAAAGAATGTTAACAGCACTGATAGGACCGATAGCTAGTTTAGCTGGCACATGGTTAGAGGGTCACGTTGAAAAAGGTAAGGCTAAAACTGAGGCTGAAGTTGCTAAAAAGAAAGCTGAAGCGGTGGTTTATGAACGCAAAGCCAACGCTGAAATTGACTGGGATTTGGAAGCTATTAAGGGCAGCGCATCCTCGTGGAAAGATGAATGGCTTGTAATATTATTCAGTGTGCCTTTGATATTGGCTTTTATACCGGGCATGGAAGGTGTGGTGGCTCGTGGTTTTGAACAACTTCAGGCCATGCCGGAATGGTATCAATACTCTCTTGGTGTTATTGTTGCCGCTAGCTTTGGTGTACGCAGTGCTACAAAATTCTTTGGTAAGAGGTAGTCCAGTTGCCGATGTGGAGTATGCACGAGAGAACTACAGAAGAACAAGCGAGGAAAAATCGTGGCAGAAGTGACGATGGAAAGAATACTGAAGTGGAAGATACTACCACGTCTGATGATGCTTGGGATGTCCTTATCCGCTTGGCGGGTAGTGGAGTGGTTTATGACCCTACCCGACCCAACAAGTCAACAGGCGGCTCTCGTTAGTGTAGTCACTGGCGCAATGACAGGTGCTTTCGCAGTATGGATGGGACATGAAAAATGAAATATGATAAAGACCTTTTGATGCAAAAGTTGGTGGCCCATGAGGGTATGCGCCTTGATGTGTACAAAGATACGCTGGGCATCAACACGATTGGCATTGGAAGAAATCTGGATGACCGGGGTATCACAAAAGATGAACTGGATTGGATGGATTATCCAAGTATTGAATATGTTTACTCTGACGGTATCACAGAAGCTGATGCTATATACCTCGCACAGAATGACGTACAGATTGTCGAAGAAGAACTGTTACGTGCGCACCCTTGCGTAGACAGGTTAGACGCTGTACGTCAGCTTGTACTTGTAGACATGGCGTTTAATCTAGGGGTGCCTCGACTGTCTAAGTTTAAAAAAATGTGGGCAGCTATTCACGAAGATAAATTTGACGTAGCGGCAAAAGAAATGCTTGACAGCAGGTGGGCAAATCAGGTAAAATCACGGGCAACAAAACTCGCACACGCTATGCATCACGGAGAGTTTAATGGCTAGACAACTGACAGGTAAACAACAAGTCTTTCTTGATGTGCTGTTTGATGAGGCAGGTGGCAATATGGCTACCGCCAAAAAACTCGCAGGATACTCTGACACCAGTTCTACCACAGAGATTGTCAAAGGATTGAAAGAAGAAATTCTTGAGGCCACACAAATGTATATGGCGCGTAACGCACCCAAAGCCGCGATGGCAATGACAGGCGCATTGTATGACCCAACTGAACTTGGCATCCGTGATAAGATGGTTGCAGCAAAAGAATTGCTTGACCGTGTAGGTCTTGTGAAGACAGAGAAGATGCAGGTGGAAGCGTCGGGTGGTGTTATGCTTATGCCACCCAAAGCACCTGTAGAAGACGATGAAGTTTATTGATTGGAACGCCGGTATCAAGGAGGGACGCAAGAATGATATGTGTCCAAATTGTTTTACCAAAAATATGAGAAGACAAGGACGCAAAAGGCGCGTCTGCAGAGATTGCGGAACAGTATTTGCTAGGCCAGTAGAGAATGA